GAGGCCCGACCTTATCCTTTGTGACGACCTGGAGAACGATGAGAACGTCAATACGCCAGAGCAACGAAAGAAACTCCGTAACTGGTTCTATAAGGCCGTATCGAAGGCGGGCGACACCTACACAGATATTGTTTACATCGGCACCCTGCTTCACTTTGATGCGCTCCTGGCGAATGTGGCAAAGAACCCGAGCTATAAGACGGTCAAGTATCAGGGCGTTATCAGTTTTGCCAGGAATACCGCTCTTTGGGACGCATGGGAGGTTATTTATACCGACCTGGAGAACGACGCAAGGCAGGAAGACGCGGCGGACTTCTTTGAACAGAACAAGGAGGCCATGCTGGAAGGCACTGCTGTCCTTTGGGAAGCAAAGTTAAGTTATTATGACCTTATGGTTATCCGTGTTTCAGAGGGAGAGGCGAGCTTTAACTCGGAAATCCAGAACGATCCGATCGACCCGGAGAACTGCACTTTCCAGGAGGAATGGTTTGACTTCTATGATGATGACGGAAAGGTACCGCCTGATTTTTCTGACCCGCGTTTTGTCTTTATCGGTTCGAATGACCCGTCACTCGGTAAGAACAAAAAGTCGGATACCTCGTTTATTGGGGCTCTGGCAAAGGATTTAAAGACGGGATATATGTATATTGTCATAGCCGACATTGACAAGCGTAAGCCCGACCAGATCATCGCCGATGCAATAGAGAACAGCCGCCGCTTAAAGCGGGATTATAAAAGGCCCTATTACCAGTTTGGCGTCGAGACTGTACAGTTTCAATATTACTTTGCTGAAATTATGCGGCAGAAATCCGCAGAGGTCGGCGAATACCTCCCAATCGTGGAGATTAACAGCGTTCAGAATAAGGACGCCCGTATTCAGAGCCTGCAGCCTTTCGTGAAAAACGGCTATATCAAGTTCAGCAAAAAGCATAAGACACTCTTAAAACAAATGACAGAATATCCGATGGGAAAGAACGACGACGGCCCGGACGGCTTGCAAATGATGGTTAAGCTTGCACTTGATGTTAAGATCGGTTCAAAAACTGATTATAAATCCGTTATCGCCCGCACTTTGGGCTTTGGGCGCGGAGCCTACTAAGAAAGGGGATGCATATGAAGCCACAGGAAAACACGATCATTCACGCGGACAGCTTAACCATCCTCCGCCAGATGGAGGCTGAAAGTGTGGACGCGATCATCACTGACCCGCCATATGGCATCAATTACCACTCCAAAACAAATGCGAGCGTCATGAATGATAAAGCACCTTTCATCTGGTGGTTATATGATGCCTGCCGGGTTTTAAAGTCGGGGGACTCTGGCCGGGGCTGCCTTGTCTGCTTCACCCGTTGGGACGTGGAACAGGTATTCATTGATGCCATGCGGCTCGCTGGATTTATCGTAAAAAGTGAAGTCATTTGGGATAAGGTCTCCCACGGAATGGGTGATACAAAAGCGCAGTTCGCACCGACCCATGAAAATATCATTTTTGCGGTAAAGGGTAAGTTCAGCTTTCCGGGGCACAGGCCGAAAGACTTAATCACCTGCCAGAAGCTCGCAAGCTCCCGGATGGTTCACCCTACCGAGAAACCCGTGGGGCTCCTGGCAAACCTTATCACGGCAGTCACGAAGCCGGGAGACTTAATTGTTGACCCGTTTGCGGGAAGTGGTTCCACGCTTGTTGCAGCACACAAGACTAACCGGAGGTTTATTGGTATTGAGCTTGATGACGCACATTATCAAAAGGCACAGCAGCGCATTGAGGAGGCGAAACGATGAGCAAGAAGAAACGCTCCCAAAAGACACGCGGCATCCTGTCCCCACCGCTTTGCCGCCCGGAGCTTACCGAACTCACCGTTGCCCGGGTAACGGACAAATACAGCGAATATCCAAGTAACGGCCTCACACCAGTTAAGCTTGCAGAAATCTTCCGGGAGGCTGACTCCGGTGATGTCATGCGTCAGATGGAGCTTTTTGAAGAACTTGAGGAAAAGGACCCCCACCTGTTTTCCCAGCTTCAGACCCGCAAGAACGCGGTCACCGGCCTCGACTTTGAAGTCGTTCCCTTTGACAGCGATGATGAACAAGATAAAGAAATTGCCAATTTCGTAGAAGCACAGCTTAACAGCATTGAAAGCATTGAGGAGGTAATGACTGACTTACTCGATGCGATCGGCAAGGGCTTTGCCGTTTCGGAAATCATGTGGGGCTACGATGAGGGACATGTTGTTGTAAACGATGTTCGTTCCAGACACCAAAAGCGGTTCTTCTGGGACAGCGTGGATGATTCCTTCAAGGTCCGCACGGAGGAAGCGCCATCGGGTATCCTGCTTCCGGACAGCAAATTTATTGTCCATCGTTATAAGGCCCGCAGCGGACACCCGTCAAGAGCCGGTATCCTTCGGGTCGTCTCCTGGATGTACCTGTTCAAGAACTATGATGTTAAGGATTGGGTCGCATTTTCGGAAGTTTACGGAATGCCGCTCCGCCTGGGAAAATACCAGCCCGGTGCAAGCGACGAGGATAAGATTGCCCTCATGCAGGCACTGATCCAGATCGGGTCAGACGCGGCGGGTATTATCCCGGAAGGAACAACAATTGAGTTCATTACCACCGAGAAGGCCAGCTCAACCGACCTGTTTGAAAAACTGGCCCGGTACTGCGACGAGCAGATCAGCAAGGCCATACTCGGGCAGACACTTACCTCAGATTCTGGCGGCGGCAGTTACGCCCAGAGTAAGACGCACAATGAAGTCCGGCATGACCTGACGGTCGCCGACTGCAAAGCACTGGCGGCCACACTCCGCCGGGACCTCATTCGCCCCCTGGTTATTTTTAACTACGGGGAAGACAAGCGCATTCCTTACATACGGTTTGATGCGGAGGAAGCCGGGGACTTAAAAGAAACTGCCGAGATTATCGGCACCCTGATTGAAAAGACCGGGCTAAAAATCCCGACCTCCTATCTTTACAAAAAATTCTCCATTCCGAAACCGGAGGAAGGTGACGAAATTGCATCGCCGTCTTATGGCGGAGGAATGTTTCCCTTCAAGCACGACCAGGCGGCGCAGCTCGCACTTACCCAGCCCGTACCCGGGGCAGAGTCGGAAGCTAAGCCAGGAACACAGCAACGCATTGACAGGCTTGCCGACACCGTTATTAAGAAAAGCGCGGGGAGCTTCAAGAGAGCATTCTCCCCGGTTCTGGGAATCATTGAGAAAGCCGGGAGTCTGGAGGAGCTGCGTGACATGATGGAGGACGACGAAACCGTCGCCGGACTTTATGCGGCCATGGACATTTCCCAAGTGGAGGAGCTGCTTCAAAAGGTCATGGTCTATGCCAACCTTGAAGGGAGGGCAACGGAACCATGAATGAGATTGACGAACTCTTCACCCGAGAGGACATGACCTTTGATGAGGCTGCCAACTACTTCAAAGAACGCGTTCCGGTCACCGCAAAGCAGTTTTATAAACTTGCCGATGAGTACAGGAGCCTCGCTTTCACGGTCGGCGGATATACGAAGGCACAGATACTCAAACGGTTTTATGACGAAATTCTGGCATCCCTGGAGGAAGGCAATACCCTCTCGCAGTTTCAGGCTAACATGAACGAGTTCTTAAAGTCAGAGGGTTATGAGGGAATCACATCCTTTCAAGCTGATAACATCTTTCGTACCAACATCCAGACTGCTTACAGTGTCGGCCATTACGAGCAGATGACAGATCCGGATGTCTTAGCCATGCGGCCCTTCTGGCAATATGACGCAGTGAATGACAGCCATACCCGTCCCTCCCATTTAGCCATGGACGGGAAGGTTTTTCCGGCAGATTCCCCTATTTGGGATACCTGGTACCCGCCTAACGGTTTTCGATGCCGTTGCACGGTGCGCAGCCTGTCAAAACGGGAAGTGGAACAAAGAGGCCTTTCCGTGGAAACGGAAGCTCCCCGGGTGGCCGGGCTTCCAGATGGCCGTGTGGTGTATATTACTCCTGATTTACAGTTTCAGAGCAATCCGGCAAAGGTACGGTTTGTCCCGGACTTAAAAGGATATCCCAAACCTCTCGTCAAGGCATACCAAAGGCATATCGAAAGCGGCTCGGGCAGATCCCGCCGAAGCGAGCCATGGAAATCAACCAATAAGGGTGTGGGGTAATTCCAGGGGTATGGCAGGAAAGGCGCGTTATCACGCGTGCTAACGCGGCTATACGCCATAGAAAACAATCACAAGGAGGATATCCAAACATGAAGGATTACATTATCTTAAAAGGGCTGGAAGTTGAGGGAGTCCCGGAAGTCATTCCGATTCTTCCCGTAGGGCATATCATCAGCTCAAAAGGAGAATTCCATGTTGACGAGGAAAGCCTTAAGGAAATGAAAGCCCAGATTGCCAAACGGGGCGTTGACTTAGTTGTTGACTATGAACATCAGACCTTAAAGGGGGTCCAGGCTCCCGCCGCCGGGTGGGTAAAGGAGCTAAAGCTGGAAGACGGCCAGATCAAGGCTCTGGTTGAATGGACGTCTCAGGCAGCGGAGTACTTGAAAAACCGGGAATACCGTTATGTCTCTCCGGTGATTACTATACGGAAAACGGACAGCAAGGCAACGGGACTCCACTCCCTGGCCCTTACAAACACACCTGCGATTGAGGGCATGACCCCGATCGTCAATTCATCCACATTTGAAGGAGGATACGAACACATGGATCTTTTAAAGAACATAGCGAAGCTTCTTGAGCTTGGCGAAGATGCAACTGAAGAACAGATCACGGAGGCTCTTGGAAAGGCGCTAAATGAGGCGAAAAGCTTAAAGGAGGCCGCTGCAAACGGCACCCAGGAGCAGGAGGAAACAAAGGTAGTTGCTAACAAGGCGGTTTGCGAGCTTTTAGGCTTAAAGGCCGGAGCTGCCGCCGATGATGTGAGCGCAAAAATTATGGAGCTGAAAGGCGGCACCATAAACGGCGTGAATATCATTGAGGAGTTAAATTCCCTAAAGAAAAAAAATCAGGAACGGGAAGCCTCTGATGCGGTAACCCTGGCACTAAAATCCGGCAAGATTACCCCTGCTCAGTCGGAATGGGCGAAAGGCTACGCTTTAAGCGACCCGAAGGGCTTTGAATCCTTTGTCGCAAAGGCCCCTCAGATCGTGCCCCTGGGTGAAGTTGTCACTGGTAATCCGCTTGCTTTAAAAAGCGATGAGATTGACGATGCTACCATGTTTGTGTGCAAACAGATAGGCGTAACTGCTGACGATGTGAAAAAATACGGAAAGGAGTAAAACATTATGGCATTAACAAGGGAAAGAGATACATCCGAAATTGCAAACGGTGCAAAGCAACTCGCCCTCCCGGTCAAAGGAAACACTGCCATCTATCAGGGCGCCCTGGTGGCGATTGATACAAACGGATTCGCCATTCCAGCTAAAAAGGCCGAAAACCTGACAGCGGCAGGCCGTGCGGAGGAAACAGTCGTAAATAATGGTGCAGACGGGGACGCTGTGATCTGTGTCAGCCGCGGAGTGTTTGTTTACGATAACACCCAGACCCAGACGAATAAGATCACCCCGGCCCATATATTAAAGCCCTGCTTCATAGAGGATGATCAGACTGTAACAACCTTAGCGACTGGCAGCTCCGTTGCTGGCCTGGTGGTCCGGATTGATAATTCCGGTGTAGCCGTTGAAATTAACCCTGCCTTAAACTATCCGGCATGAGCTTAAACCAAAGAAGGAGACATAACCATGATTATTAATTCCCAAAACTTAAGGGGCATTTATATCGGCTTTAATACCCTGTTTAACAAAGCGTTCGATGAGATCAAGCCCCTTTACGAACGGGTGGCTACCGTAACGCCGTCCACAGCCGATTCAGAAACCTATGCATGGCTCGGTGACATTCCCGGCATGAGGGAATGGATTGGAGACCGGGAAATTCAAAACCTTTCCGGCTCTGACTACACGATCAAAAACAAAGATTTTGAATTGACCGTGGGAGTCCCCCGTAATGCCATCGACGATGACAAGATCGGTTTATATACCCCGCATATTCAAATGCTGGGCCAGGCAGCTGCCCTGCATCCGGATGAACTTGTATTTGGCTTGCTGAAGGAAGGCTTTTCTACGAAGTGCTATGATGAGGAGCCCTTCTTTTCAGGAAATCATCAGATCGGTAAAAAAACCATTTCAAACAAAGGCACGGCGAAGCTCTCCCTGGAATCCTATATTGCCGCCCGCGCGGCCATTATGTCGCTGACCAACTCAAAGGGACGCCCGCTTAACCTGGTACCAAACTTACTTGTTGTGCCACCCTCTTTAGAAGGTATGGCCCTAACAATTACAACAAGTGAGTTCATCTCCGGCAGCACCAACACCATGAGAGGAACTGCCGAGGCTATGGTAGTCCCACAGCTCGCAGGTCAGGATAATGCCTGGTATCTGCTTTGCACGATCCGACCGATTAAGCCTTTGATTTATCAGAAGAGAAAGGATGCAAAATTCGTCGGCCTGACCAATGAAACAGACCCGAACGTCTTTTTTAAAAAGACTTACATTTACGGAGCAGATTCCCGCGGAAACGCTGGCTTTGGATTCTGGCAGATGGCCTGGGGTTCCGATGGCAGTACGGGCTAATGGAATAGGAAAAAGGTTAGATCCAGAAGGGAGAAAACCATATGGGCTATTGCACGTTATTAGAAGTCCGGGAAATGTTAAAGGAAGACGTACTAAACACCATTATTGGAAATGACTACATTGACGACCCGGAAGAACGGGAGGCCCGGATCGGGCCGATCATTTCCTCGGCCATTGAGGATGCCGGAGGAGAAATTGACGGATACCTTGCCAAACGATACGCAGTTCCATTAAGCCTTACCCCCAAGGTTATTAATAAATTTGCCAAAGACATGGCTGTGTATAACCTTTATTCCAGGCATGGGATTGATGAGAGCACCGAGGAAAAGAACTATCTCAACCGTTATAATGCCGCGATTAAGTTTCTCACCCTGGTTGCAGAGGGAAAGGTCTCCATTGGAGCCCCAGCCGATGATCCCCAGAGCGCTGCCACGACCGGATTTTCCGTAAAATCAAACCCCCGCTTTTTTAGCCGGGGAAGCTTAAGAGGGATGTGACCATGTATAGCATCCGGCTGGAAGGGGATACCCGACGCCTGCTAAAGAAAATCAGGAGCTTTTCGGAGCTTGATAAAAAGGCAATTAATAAAAATCTGGGGGAAGTGGTCCGAAACTCTACACTGGAACGATTCAAACGAAGCAGGGGGCCGGACGGAAAAGCCTGGCAGCAATCCACCAGGGCAAAGGACAAAGGAGGGAAAACACTGGTACAGACGGCCCAGCTGCGCAACTCTATCCGGACAAAATCGGATGCTTCCGGGTTTGCGGTAGGTACCAATGTCAAACACGCAGCAACCCATCAGTTTGGTGAGAAGGGGCGCATCATACGGGCCAAGAGAGCAAAAGCCCTCCGCTTTCAGATTGACGGTGACTGGTTCGTCAAAAAGAAAGTGAAGATCAAAATTCCCGCCAGGCCTTACCTTGGTCTTGATGATGATGACATGGCAGAAATCAAGGCAGCGATCGAGGACTTTCTTGCGAAACAGGAGGAATAGCGGATGTATTCACAGGCACAGGCGTATCTTGTTCTTAAGCTCAAGGAGGCTGGGCTGAAAACAAAGCCTCATACCACAAAAAAATCCATAGAACGCAGTCCGGAAAGTCATGTGGGTGCAGTGCTTTTCGGATCGGAAACCTTTTTAAGAAACGGCTCAAAAACCTATTTTAAAGACCAAGCAGGAGCTAAGAATAAACGACGAAAGGTTTTCGACCGAACCCTCACCTTCTCGGTCATTATCGGAGATTATACTGCCGATGCCGTTGAGATCATGCTGGAAAAGCTGATCTCCGGCCTTGATCGGGGGATTTGGGTTTCCGGGGATTTTGTACCGATAGAGGTTGATGACGCAGAATGGGCTTACGACGATGATTCTACACTAAAGGCAAAGGTGGCCGTTGAAGTGAAGATCCGTTTTGAAGGTGGCATTTATAAAGATACAGGAACCGGAACGATTACCAGGGTCGAAATTGGACCCATAGAGCGAAAAGGAAAGGAGCCAAAAGATGGCGATTAAAAACCAGACGCCCGATGCTTTGCCTGACCTGGCAGATCGGGAAATAATAAAAACCCCGGAGCTTTTTGAAATTGACGAGCTCCGTAAAAAACACAGAATCAGGAGGGCCGTCTTTGCAGGCGTTTGTGCGGCAATGGGATGGGCTCCTGGCAGACGAATCAGCGAGGAAGCGTTCCTTTCATCTGTCCGTCAATTTGAATCAGCTCCCATGAGCGGATCACCAGTCAAGAAAAAGGAGGCAAGATAAATGTTAAGAGATGTTACCCATACCGTATCAGACGGCCTTTTAGGAGCGGCCACCTCCACAGGTGACGGGCTTCATGTAAAGATTGGTGCATCCCCGGTCGTTTCTGATAAGCCGATCGTCATAACCGGTGGAATGAGCGCAGCAACAATCAAACAGCGGCTTGGCCTTTCACCCCTGGCATACGCAGCAATGGATTCCGTGCAGTTTGGGGCAAACCGTATATACTGCATCCCGGTCAATACGGTAACGCCCGGAACGATCGGGGAAGTAAAAAAGGATGCTGCCGGAAGCGGCAGCCTTACTGTATCAGGGAACCCTACCAACCGTTTTTCGGTGTTAGTGAAAATTACGGCTCAGGGAAGTTTAAATGAAGCCTCTTTTATTGTGTCAATTGATGGAGGAAATACCTATTCCGATGAAAATACAGTTCCCATGACAGGCATTTATGATCTTGCTGGAACTGGTATGACATTGAACTTCATAGAGGCCTCCGTAGAAGAACAGAAGCCATCTTCCTTCTTAATTGGTGACAGCTATTCCTTTGAGACGACGGCCCCGGCCATGACGAACGGAGAAGTCCTTGCAGCAATTGATAAGCTTAAAAACTTTTCCACGGAGCATGAAGGGGTCCATATCGTAGGGGAAAGTACTCCTTCCCTTTGGCAGGCAGTCAGTGAGGCACAGCTGGAACTTATGAATATCCACAAAAAACCGTTGTTCTTTGTCCTGGAATCTCCCGTTCCAGAGGCCGATGCCCAGGGAGATTTAACGAATTGGGCTTTGCAAATGGAGACGGACCGGAAGAAAGTAAAAAACTACAATATCCAGGTGGTAGCTGCCTGGGGAAGCCTGGTAAGGCTTGACGGAGGAACACAGCTTGTGAATCTGGCTGGCGTTGTCACCGGATTATATGCGACTGCTTCCGTACAGATCTCCATCGGAAAGACCCGTGCTGAGGCAGGCTTTGGAATTCCCAAAACAAAGCTTATTGAACTGGCCCCGGCAGGGATGGACAGCGTCATCATCGAAATGCTTGATCTTGCGGGCTTTTTAACCTTTCGCGAATACGACGGACTGGATGACTTTTTTGTGTATCATGCAAAAATGATGGGGCCTGATGGAAGTGATTACCACTATGCGGAGGATGTCCGGGTCTTGAATAAGATCATCCGGGAAACACGTAAGGAGGCCCTCCTGATTTTAAGTGATGATATTGACCTTGAAGATGTCCAGGGTGAGCTGGAAACGCGGGCGAAATTTATGTTCCCACCGCTTCAGCGAATGATTGATAACAAGGAAATCAGCTCTGCCGAGATCATTGTTTTAGAAGGACAGGAAGATACCATTTTAGAGGATGAGACCATGCGCATCAAGATCCGATATCTATCCAGAGGTTACATACGGGAAATTGAGGTAGATCTTGGCCGGGCAAAACCAGGAGAATAGGAAAGGAGGCATAAAAAAACATGTCTTTAAAAGTAAATGGAAAATCTTATGATTGGGGAGATGTGGACGTAAAGATCCCAGGCCTTGTATTAAATGTTCAGGAAGTCAGTTATGATGACGAGTTTGAGATGGAAGAAGCCTATGGAAAAGGCAACCGCCCCAGAGGCTACGGTACCGGGAACTACAAGTCATCCGGTAAGATATCCATGCTCCGGGATGATTACGATGATTTCCTGGCCTGGTGCAAACGAAAAGGAGTTCCCTTTTTCAAACTTGATATCCCCTCCATCGTGGTCAGCTATGCCAATGAAGGCGAGCGCACCCATATCGATGAGCTTAGAAAGGTTAAAATCACCAAACGCAGCAACAAAGCTTCCCAGGGAGATAAGAAACTCACCGTCGATTTTGACTTGATGATTGTGGGCGGTGTAATCCAGGATGGTGTCGAACCGGTATAAGCGTTATCTCAAAATAAACGATAAAAATCAGGAGGATCAGATCATGAATGATATAACAAAGGTAACAAAAGAGGAAGTAAAAGATGAAGCCCTTCAGGCAAGTGCAAAGACTTCGGTTATACCCAACCTTTCAGAACTGAAAGCAAAATATGGCGGCAGGGTTTACCAGATCGGGGCAACGATTGAGGTTGACGACGAAACTGAGAAAACCGTGGAGTATTTCTTTAAACGTCCAACTACAGGCAGTTATGACCGTTATGTAAAAACAGCATCCCAGGGGGCAACCAAATCGTTGAAAGTTCTTCTTTTTGATAATGTTGCGGAGGAAAGCAGGGCGGCGTTAGAGGCTGATCTTGAGGAATTCCCTGCTCTGGCTATATCCATCGGAGAAAAGCTTTTAGGTCTTCTGGGATTATCTAAGCAGACAAATTTGAAGCAGCTCTAGGCGAGCGGCTCGCGGAGATTAAGGAGAACGTGGTGGAGGCCGGGCTTTTGGAAATATACCGCTTTCTTCCTCCGGCTTGTTTAGAGGGATTTGACGTTGAGACAATGGACTTCGAGGAATTTATCGGATACATTGCAAAAGCACGGTATATAGAAAAGCTGGAAGAGAACCTTCTTACCCGTGCTATTCTATCCGCATTTTCGGAATAACCAGGATATCCTTATCTCAATTCGGGCAGTGCTGCCTCCCATACTGACAGGAGGTGAAAAATATCTATGAGTTTAGAGTCTGTATTCAAGTTGTCTCTGATTATGAATATGATTGACAATTTAACGGGACCCATGGCAGGCGTCTCATCCAGTGTGGGAAATACTGTTTCCAAGCTGGATCAAATGAGTCAGACGTTTGGGACCATGACCAAAACAGGAATGGTCATGCAGGAGGTTGGTTCCCAGATCACACAGGCAGCCCTCGCACCAGTACAGGCTACCTTTGAGACACGGCGGGCAATCGGAGAACTGGCCTCTTTGGGAGTGAAGGACTTAGAAGCGGTCGAGACCGCGGCCAGGAATTTCTCTGATCAGTGGGCCGGAACAAGTAAAGCTGATTTTATAACCGCAGCCTATGACATTAAGAGCGGTATTGCCTCGTTGTCCGATGAAGGCATAGCAGAATTTACAACCCTTGCTGCCCTGACGGCAAAAGCAACAAAAGCCACCGCTTCGGAAATGACGTCGCTTTTTGCTACAGGGTACGGAATTTATAAGGACTATTACAGTGATTTATCGGATATGGAGTTCGGCTCCATGTTCTCGGCGGGCATTTCTGAAAGTGTCCGGGCATTTAAGACATCGGGTTCCGGCATGGCACAAAGTATTCAGACCCTGGGTGCATCAGCTACGACCGCAAATATACCACTGGAGGAACAGCTCTCTGTCCTGGGTATGCTGCAAGCCACAATGGGTGGTGCGGAGGCGGGCACAAAATACAAAGCTTTCCTCCGCTCTGCGACAAAAGGCGGTAAAGCCCTGGGGCTATCCTTTACAGATGCAAACAATCAGCTTCTTAGTATGCCGGAAATCCTTGAGATACTTCGAGGCAAATTCGGCGATACCATGGACGCAGCCGAAAAAATGAAGCTGCAGCAAGCGTTCGGAGATACGGAAGCCGTTGCTCTTATTGACCTTATGTACAACAAGGTCGGCGACCTCCAGGATAATATCGTCGGAATGTATGACGTCATGGGTAAAGGTACAAGCGTTGCCGAGAACATGGCCTCGGCGATGCAGGAGACAGAACCGGAACGGTTTGAACGGCTGCAGCAGCGAATACAAAACGTAGCGGAAACCATAGGAAATACCCTGCTGCCGACTGTTAATGAACTTATGGGCAAAGGTGAACAGGTGTTGACAAAGGTTGCTTCCTGGATTGAACAAAACCAGGAGCTTGTAAAAGTAATCATGCAGGTTGTCCTTGCACTCGGCGGTTTCCTTACCGTGGCGGGCACCACCATCACCATCGTCGGTGGCGTGGGACTCGTCTTTACCAAGACGGCAGGGCTTGCTAAAGGTTTTATAGGAGTTATCAAGGGTATCCCGTCGGCACTGGAAACCATTCAGATCATGGGTATGTATGCCGGGGATGGTATTAAAAAAGGTTTTTCCGTCATACGGTCGGCCGGAGCCGGAGCCATATCCGGCGTGAAAAGCGTCGCACTTAGTGTCGCAAATATGGCAAAGACAGCAGCAATCAGCGGAGCAACCGCCCTCAAGAACTTTGCTCTCGGTCTTGCAAATATGGCAAAACAGGCAATCACCACGGCAGCGACTGCCCTCCCTGGTCTTATTTCCGGGGTATGGAGCTTTACGGCGGCTCTGCTTGCAAACCCGATTACCTGGATTGTAATCGCGATCGTGGCTCTTGTTGCGGTGATTGTGCTGCTCTGGAATAAATGCGAATGGTTCCGTGACGGAGTCATGGCAATCTGGGGCGCAATTAAAGCGGGAGTTTCCGCAGCGGGCACGGCGATCAAGAACGTGTTCGGCGGGATAGCTTCCTTCTTTGGAAACGTCCTGGGAGCGGCAAAAGCAACCATCTCCGAGAAATTAAACAGTATAAAGGCTGCTTATGAAGCGCACGGCGGCGGGATTAAAGGTGTAGCAGCCGCAGCGATTGAGGGTGTCAAGAGTATTTATACAGCCGGCTTCACCTTCCTTGACAATCTGACAGGCGGTAAGCTCACGGAAATCAAAAACAAGTTTACTGACATTCTCACCCCGATCGGAAACATTGTCGGGAATGTCATGGACGCAGCGACAGCAACCGCAGCCGAAAAGCTTGGCAATATGAAAGCGGCTTATGAAATTAACGGCGGCGGGATTAAGGGTGTCGCATCGGCAACGATGGAGGGCATCAAGGGCTATTACAGTGCGGGTTATACCTTCATTGATAACCTGACAGGCGGTAAACTCGCAGCAATCAAGGAGAAGTTCTTCGGTGGCATCACCGCAATCCGGGATGGCATCGGGGCCAAGATCGCAGAGGTTGGCACAAAGTTCGGGCAGGGAATTGAGAACATCAAGACCAACGTCACAGATGCGGCCACATGGTTTTTTAACTCCGGCCAGAAGGTTGTCACTACA